CACTGCGCCGCGGTTGAGGCCGAGGACGTCACGCTGGCCTCGACGACCTACCTGAAGATGCACGTCATGCTGTTCACGGAATCGCATCCGCTATGGCATGGCCCGAGCCCGTACCGGCACAACCGCTTTCCGCTGACGCCGACCTGGTGCTACCGCCGGGCCAGGGACGGAATGCCCTACGGGATGATCCGCGACGTGCGCGACGCGCAGGAAGATTTCAACAAGCGTGCCAGCAAGGCCTTGTTCATCCTGTCGACCAACCGGGTCGTGATGGACAAGGGCGCGATCGACGCCAAGGACATCGAGCGCTTCCGGGCTGAAGTTGCGAGGCCTGACGGCATCATCGAGAAGAAGGCCGGGGCGGAACTGAAGATCGAGCGCGACACGCAACTGGCCGAAGAGCACCTGATGCTGGCCGACCGCGACGCGCAGATGATCCAGGACATCTCCGGGATCACAGATGAGAACCTGGGGCGCCAGACCAACGCCAACAGCGGCGTGGCGATCCAAAGAAGGCAGGACCAGGGCGGGATCGTCACCGCCACCGTGTTCGACAACTACCGATTTGCCTACCAGATCCAGGGCGAGAAGATCCTCTCCCTGATCGAGCAGTATTACACCGCCCGCAAGGTGCTGCGCATCGTCGGCGAGAACAAGCCCATCGAGTGGCTGCCGGTCAACAACATCGACCCCGAGAGCGGGGAGACCCTCAACGACATCACCGCGTCCAAGGCCGACTTCATCGTCGACGAACAGGACTTCCGCGCCAGTCTGAGACAGGCCCAGGCCGAGACCATGATGGAAATGCTCGGCAAGATCGCCCCGGTCATGCCGCAGGCCGCGATCAACCTGCTGGACCTCGTGGTGGACCTGTGGGACATCCCGAACAAAGAAGAGTGGCTCGAGCGCATCCGCAGCATCAACGGCCAGAGGGACCCGGCCAAGGCCCCGACCCCCGAGGACGAAGCCCGCACGGCCAAGGCCGCGGCGCTGCAGGAGGAACAACTGCGCATCACGCTGGAGCAGGCGCAGGCGCAGATCGCCAAGACCAAGGCTCAGGGCAAGCAGCTCGACGCGGCGGCGTTCCGCACCATCATCACGGGGCTCTACGAGGCGCTGCAGGCCGGGCAGATCGTGGCGACGGTGCCGGGTGTAGCGCCCATTGCCGACGTCATCGCGCAAGGGGCGGGCTTCCAGCCGCAGGGCGGTGCTGACCCGAACATCCCGCCGCCGAGCGGGCAACTGCCCGAGATGACCCCGCAGAGCCAGTCGGGCGACTACGTTGGAGCGGCGCATGGAATTCCCGATGCAGTACAGGCGGACGGCGCCGCCGCCGGCATTCAGACGATGGACAACGACGGCGCGATGGCGCCGTGAAGGAGCAGCGACATGAAAGCAGCAAGCATTTCCAGCTACGCCGCCGACGAGGCGAAGTGGCGCACCGAATCCGACCTGCGAGCGCTGCAGGACGCCGAGGCGATCAAGAAGGACCCCAAGCGCTTCAAGGCGTGCCAAGAGCTTGCCAAGAAGAAGCTGATGGAGATGGCTTCCATCGCGGGCGACGCCGAGCACGGGAAGAGCTGAGGAGATGCTGGACGCTCTGCGCGACGCGTGGCAGCAGCGCCGGTTTTCTCGCCGCGACGTTGCCACATACCTGAGCAAAGGCTACGGCGGCTGGGTCCGCTGCGGCTGCGCGACGTGCCGCCAATCGTGCCGGACCGCCGGCAGATCGCTTGGCTGACCGCAACCCAATCACCCTGACAGGCCGCCACTGAGCGGCCATTTTTTTGGAGAAAACCGACATGGACGAAGACGATCTCGAAGGGCTGAGCGACCAGGAACGCGCCGCGCTGGAAGAAGAGAGCGAGGACGAGTCGAGCCTGAAGGCCATCGTCGGCGACGAGGACGAGGACGACAAGTCTGACGACAAGGACGACCAGGACGAGGGCAAGGATGACCCGGCCGCCGACCCGGCCAAGGACGTCGCGGCCGCCCAGGAGCCCGAGCCCAAGGCCGGCAAGGCGCTCGTTGAGCACCAGCCGGTGGTCTTCACCGCCGCCGCGCCCGAGGACGCCGACGCCCAGATCACGGCCCTGAATGCGCAGAAGGCTGATGCCTTCAAGCAGCTGATGGACGGCGAGTTGTCGCCAGAAGAGTATTCGGCCAAGGATAGCGAGATCAGCGGCCAGATCAGGGCCATCGAGCGCGAAGTGACCACCGCCAACGTCGCCACCAAGCTGACGCTGGAGAACGCCCAGCGCTCGTACTTCGAGAAGGTCAACCGCCTGCTCGACGCGGCCAAGGACGAGGGCATCGACTACCGTGGCAACAAGGTGCTGCACCACGCGCTGGACGCCACCGTCAAGGAGCTGGCCGCCGACCCCGAGAACGCCGACAAGCCCGAATCGTGGTTCCTGCAGACCGCGCACAAGGCGGTCAAGGACAGCTTCGGGCTGGGCAAGGTGCCGGAGCAGCGCCAGGACCCGGCGAAGAAGACCGGCCGCGCGCCGGACCTGTCGGGCCTGCCGCCTTCGCTGCGCAACGTGCCGGCGGCCGCTGAGAGCGACGACGGTGGCGAGTTCGCGCACCTCAATGGCCTGAAGGGCATGAAGCTGGAGCAGGCCGTCGCCAAGATGAGCCCTGAGCAGCAGCAGCGCTGGGCCGAGGCGGACTGAACGTGAAGACCCGCTCCCTGGTCATGGATGTACGTGTCGGGGAAAGCGTCAGCGTGGACGCGGGCCGGGTTGTTCTTCGGGTCGGAGAGAAGTCCGGCCAACGGGTGAAGTTGCACTTCACCGCAGATTCGGATGTGGCCATCGACAAGGTTTCGCCCGTCAAGGGCGCCGACCTTGCCAAGAGCGGCATCCGTGGTGCCGCGGCATGACCGCGGTGTTCGTTAACGGCGCAGGACGTGCCGTTTGTGCAGAGCCCTTCAATTCTTGAAAGGAATCACAAATGGCTCAGACTGTAATCGGTACCGGCGACGCAAAAGCGGTCCAGAAATATTCCGCCTTCCTCGCCGTTGACGTGGGCAAGAAGTCCTACTTCAACAAGAAGTTCATGGGTGTCGGTGTCGAGGCGGAAACCCCGCTGCAGACGCTTCCGCACCTGGAGAACGACGCCGGCGAGAAGATCAGCTACGACCTGGTGATGGCGCTCAAGATGAAGCCGATCCAGGGCGACAACGTGCTGCGCGGGAAAGAGGAAGACCTCCGCTTCTATACCGACAGCGTGCTGATCGACCAGCTGCGCGGCGGCGTCAACGGAGGCGGCCGGATGACGCGCAAGCGCACCATCCACGACATGCGCAAGGTGGCACGCGCCCGCCAGTCCGAGTGGTGGGCTCGCCTGTTCGACGAGACGTTCTTCCAGTACCTCTCGGGTGCTCGGGGCGTTGCGACGGACTTCATCGAGGGCACCGACTTCACCGGCTACGCGGGCAACAGCTTCGTGGCCCCGGACGCGGCGCACCTGATGTACGGCGGCTCGGCGACCTCCAAGGCGACGGTGGCTGCGACCGACAAGATGAGCCTCACGGCCATCGACAAGGCCAAGGTCAAGGCGTCCACGATGGGCGGCGGCACCACCGACATCCCGCGCATCCAGCCCTGCATGATCGAGGGCGAAGAGCGTTACGTGCTGCTGATGCACGACTTCCAGGCGTATGACCTGCGCAAGAACACGACCACGGGCGACTGGCTGGACGTGCAGAAGGCGTATGCGAGCGCCACCGGAAAGGACAACCCGATCATGAAGGGTGGCCTGGGGATGCACAACGGCGTGGTGCTGCATGAGCACCGCAACGTGATCCGGTTCAGCGACTACGGCACCGGCAGCAACGTCGCCGCCGCGCGCGCGCTGTTCATGGGCCGCCAGGCCGGCGTGGTCGCCTTCGGCTCTCCGGGTACGGGCCTGCGCTTCGACTGGAACGAGGAGATGGAGGACCGGGGCAACCAGGTCGTCATCACCACCTCGTCCATCTTCGGTGTCAAGAAGACGGCCTTCACGATCGCGGGCACCAGCCGCGACTTCGGGCTGATCTCCATCGACACCGCTGCGGCCGACCCGAACGCCTGATAGGGCACAGGCCCCGGCGCAATCCGGGGCTGCTCCAACTTCACAGATTAGAAAGGAACCGAAATGGCAAACATTCAATCGGCCAACATGAAAGGCCAAGTGCCCTCGCCTGCCATCACCGGCGCCGAGGCTTTCCCGGTACGCGCGACCATCACCCTCGCCTCGTTCGCCACGACCTCCGTCTACGAGATGCTCTCTATCCCGGTGGGCGCTCGCGTGGTGGACTGGACGGTGGACATCGACGACATCGACGAAGGCACCGCGGCGGTGTTCAAGGTCGGCGTGCTCAACGCCGGAAAGTCCGACCTCGACAGCGGCAACGCGGTCTGGAAGACCGGTCTCACGACCGGCCAGGCCGGTGGCGTTGCCCGCATGGACACGCTCACGGCGCTGCGCGCTGGTGTGGCGACGGCCGAGCGCGTGGTGGGGATCATCCCGACGACCGCTGCGGGCACGTTCGCGGCCGGCGTGATGGGCATCACGGTCTGGCTGTCGGCCTGAGCATGAGAGCGGGAGCTGGGCGCGGTGGTGACCATCGTTCCTGCCTCCGTTTGATCCTGACGTATTGAGTTCGGCCGCGCCCTGAAGGGGAACGGTTGTCAGCCCGGATGGCGGTCCTCCGGGGAATAGAAAACCGCCACCAATTCGGTTGACGCGCTGGTCTGACGCTGACATTCAGGCCCAACACACAGGCTCCTTGCGGGGCCTTTTCTTTGAGAGGCGCGAATGCTCATCGAATCCAAGATCAAGCGCGATGGCGGCTCCAAGATCGACATCGGCGGGGTGGTCTACCACTTCGCGCCGAACGCTGCTGGCGCCCACGTCTGCGAAGTCGAAGACGAGGACGCCATCGCCAGATTTCTCTCCATTCGGGAGGGATTTGCGCCTGCCCCCGACATCGCGCCGCCTCCCGCGCCGCTTCGCGTTGCCGTGGTCGACATGCTCGATTCCATGGATGACGCGACCCTGCGCGCCTACGCCAAGGAGCGCGGGATCAAGGTGCAGGGCATCGCGCTGACCAAGGGCGAGAACCTGCGTGCCAAGATTCGAGCCGTGATGCACGCGCAGGGCTGACATGGCTACCGCGCAGAACATCATCGACCAGGCCAGGCTGCCGCTGGTGGACGCGACCAAGACCCGCTACACGGACGAGCAGGCCCTGGCCTACCTCAATTTCGGGCTGATGTTCCTGCGCGGCAAACGGCCGGACCTGTTCATCGGTGCCCTGTCGGGCAACTTCACCGCCCTGGCCCTGGGCGACACGGTATCGCTCGAGCAGCAGTACCACCAGGCGCTCGCGGACTACGTGACGGCGCGGGCCGAAACCCACGACGACGAGGACGCGATGAACGCGCGGGCCAAGGACTTCTTCAGCCTCGCGGCGGGGGTGCTCTGATGGCGACGACCACCTGGGTCAGCTTTTATGACGACCTGCTGCCGCTGGTGCCGGGCTGCTCGCAGGCGATGGCTGACAAGGTGCTGCTGCGCGCGGCGCAGGAGTGGCATGACAAGACCCTGTGCTGGCGGCTCTGGCTGTCGGACGTCACGACGATTACCGACGAGAACACCTATGCCTTCGGCTTCGCGGTCGGCTCGGAGCTGGTGCAACTGCTGCGCTCCACGCTGGACGGCCAGGAGCAGGACGTGCTGACCGCGGACTCGATCCCGGCGAACTGGCAGGCCGACACTTCCTGGTGCGACCGCAAGGGCATCTTCACCACCGACGGCGACAACTTCGTGCTGGTGCCGATGCCGGCGGCCGACCTCGTGGTGTCCAACGAAGTGGCGCTGCGGCCGTCTAATGCGGCCACCGGGATCGACTCCATCATCTTCGCGCGTTACGCCTACGAGATCGCGCTGGGCGCCGCCGCAAGACTGCACGAGATGCCTGGCAAGCCCTACAGCAACGCCAACAGCACGGCGCGAGCCCGTTTTGAAACCGCCATCGCCCGCGCAGCCTCTGACGTCTGGCACGGCTCAAGCCGCGCACCGCAACGGGTGCGGGCACGATTCCTCTGATCCAGAAGGAGAACCAGCATGACCGACAAGACCGTCAACTTCATTGCCGAAGAGGGCGGAACGCTGCCCAAGAAGATGCGCGACATGGGCGACGGCACATTTGCCGAAGTGGTGTCCAGCGAGATCGCGCCGGCCGCCAACGCAGAGTTCACCGTGGTCAGCGCCGCGCCGTCGTCGGCTACCTGCAACATCGCCATCAACGAGAGCCTGAGCACCGCGATCGACCTGGCCGACCAGCGCGCCGCGCGCATCGCCATGCCGGCGGCGTGGACCGCGGCGAACCTGACGTTCCAGACCAGCGTCGACGGGATCACCTACAACGACCTGTACGACAAAGACGGGGTCGAGTACACGGCGACCGCCGCCGAAGCCAACGCCGACGGCTATTACCTGCACCGCGCCTTCGTCAATGCCGGCGCCAATCAGCTCGGATTCTTCCGCGACAAATACGACTGCTCGCAAAACGGCGCCATCGCCAGTTCCGTCGCGCTGGCCATGCCG